CCTGATCGTGTGCAGCGGGTCTTGAAGTTGGACGATCCAGCCAACGCAGAAACGGCATACGCGATGCGCCAGGCCATGGAGAACCAGGGTGAAGTTGTCCGCCGGGCGCAACAAGCATTGCGTGATGTTCCGGACAGCCTTGACGCCCAGAGCAATTTGCTGCGCGAGCTCGCAGGCCAACGTGCACTTCAGGAAACCGCGGCGGGTAGACCGCCCAAAGCTGGTCGACAACTCGAGCAGTTCCGCTACACCGAAGTGCTCGACGATATGGCTAATCGATTCGGCCGCATGAAGCCCGAGGAATTCATGCGCCGGGTACGCGAGGACGCCGACTTCAGCGATCCGGCCAGTCTGGCGGACTTCGTCGACAAGGCGTACAGCTACACGTTCAAGGACAAGGCCATGGCCGTGTGGTACTTCTCGCTTTTGTCGAATCCGCTTACCCATATCCGCAACACAGTGGGCAACACGATTGCCGGCCTCACGGCACCCGTTGAGACGGGCGGAGCAGCGCTGTTCGATCCACTCGCGCGCAAGATGCTCGGTGACACCGGACCGCGCCAGCGCTACGCCCAGGAGGTACTGCCCGAATATGCGGGGTGGATTTCCGCTTTGCCTGATGGTGTGAAGCAAGGTTGGCGACGGATGGTGGACGGCATGAACGATCGGGCCACGACCAGCGAACTATCAGGTTCGATGCGCGCGGGTGGTCCGCTCGAAGAAGCGTTCGGAGGCGGCTTGAAGAATCCCATCAACTGGCCTGGTCGCGCGCTGGCCGCTTCCGATGATCTTTTCCGCAGCGCTAATGAGAACGCTGCCCTGCACGGGCTCGCACAGCGCACCGCGCGTATCGAGGGCCACACCGGCGAAGCACTCACCAATCGCATTGCCGAGCTGATCAAGCGGCCGACCACGGACATGCTCGAGGAAGCCGCGAAGACCGGCGAGTATCGCGTCTTCCAGCAAGAACTGAGTGGTTGGGCCAAGAAGATCAACGACGTTCGTACTGATAGCGTGCTCGGACGCTTCCTGGTGCCATTCATGAAGACGCCCATCAATTTGATGGAGTATGTCCTCGAGCGGTCACCTGCTGGTTTGGCGGGTATTGGTCGAGATTTCGCGACGGTCAAAGGTCGTGCTGGCCTACAAGAACGCGGGGCGGGGGATTTGGCCGATCGTATGAGCCGGGCGACGATCGGCACCATCACGTGGGGTTATCTCGCCAAGCAAGCGTTCGACGGCAATCTCACGGGACGGATGCCGTCTGATCCAACCGAGCGCGATGCCTGGCGTCGTGAGGGGAAGCAGCCGTACTCGTTCCGCAGTCCCGTCGACGGCAAGTGGACGAGTTATCTACCCCTGTCACCGTATTCGACCATCTTTGCTTCAGCCGCGAGTGTGGCCGACGCACACCGCAAGGGTGAAATCGAGAATCCCGACGACATCGGCAAGATCGGCCTCCAGATGGGCCTCGCCTTTGCTGAAGGCATGGTGGATACGCAGTGGACGCAGCAGTTTGCAGATGCGCTCGACATCGTCAATGGCGGCGCCCGCGATCCGGGGGATGCGCTCACCAAGTTCGCCACACGGCAGGCCACGAACATCAACCCTGGCATTTTGCGCGGCATCGCGCGGGCGACGGATTCGACGCTACGGGATCCACAAAATCCGATCGAGGGTCTTTTGTCGGGCAATCCGTTCACCCAGGATCGGGTGCCGGCAGAACTCAACGCGTGGGGCGAGCCTATTCAGCGTCCGATCAGCGGCATCGAGGCGATGATCAATCCGTTCAACCCGAGCGCGGAAACAACTGATCCTGTCGAGCACGAGCTACGTCGGCTGCAGACGATCGGCAACATCGGCAACATCGCCGAGCTACGTGCCGAGCCGAGCCTGGTCGGCAAGGACGTTTCGTTCATGGGCGTGCAGCCCGTGGAGATGACCGACGAGCAGCAGCGCAAGTACCAGCAGTTGAGCGGGTACCTGTCCAAGACGCTGCTCGACATCCTGATCCCGAGCGATCAATACCAGCAGGCGCCTGATCGTGAGAAGGCGAAGATGATCAAGGACATCTACGAAAAGACCCGCTCGTCGGTGCGCGAGGGGATGCAGCCTGAACTGCTCGACCAGGCAATCGCCGCGCGTGTACGGGCAGCAGAAGCCGAGAGACGGTTGGGCGCAACGCCTGTTCCGCCGGCGGCTACGCCTACCCGTGAGCCGGCGGCACCGGGCGCTTCGCCGACACCGCGGTCAGGCGGTCCTGTCCGGACAGGTGGCGGTTCCGTGGGGACGAGCGGCGGCCCTGTACGAACCAGCGGATCGCCAGTACCACGCCCGTGACCAGGAAGAAGAGCACCAACGGCGCGAAGATATTGATTTGCATGGCCCACTCGGTGGGTGCGCCGAAATGGTGGGCGATGCGGCTCGGTACCTGTGCGAGCCATAAGAAGCCCAGGATTCCGATTAGGCTCCAGGCAAGGAATTTTTCGAGGTCGCGATCTAGTCGAAACATGGCCGTCTTACTCCCGGCACGTAGTGGGTGGATCATAGCGCCGCATCGACAAAACACAAAACATTCTTCTCGGGAGGTACGTGGCTATGGCTGAAATCACCCAGCAACAACGTGATGAGGCGATCGCGGGTATCGCTGCCGCGGTGGCCAAGGGGCAGAACCCAGCCACGTCGGCTCCCGCTACGCAAAAGTTCCTGGCGCGTTGGAACGAGCATCGCACGGACCCTGACACTGGCGCAGACATCGGGCCGGGCTATGACTTCTACCAAAACCCGAACTACGCAGAACCTAAGGCGGCCGCACCACAAGCCCCGGTTTCTGGCTCGGTATACGGCACATATGGCCCGGACCCGAACAACCCGGGCGGGCCATGGATTCAGGTTGTGCCACCACAGCAGGCACCGACCAATCCTGATGAGAACCGCAGCAAAGCGATCAAGGCGCAAACGGATGAAGCCGATCGCGATGCGAAGATTCGCAACGAACGCACGACGGGTATCTACGCCGACGATAAAGACCTCGCCGCCATCCGTCACGCGGAGGCAACGGATCAGGTCGCCGCGGCCCGGCTCAAGGAAGACATCCGCAACAACACGGCCAACCAGAAGCTGGCGGATGACAAGCTCCACCTCGAGAACCAGAAGCTACTGCTCGACATCGCTAAGAATCCAGCCGAAATCGCCAAGCTCGGGGCTGAGACGGGCAGGATCGGCGCCGAAACCGATCTGACCAAGGCGCAGATCGTAGCGCTCGGCATCAAGACCGAATCAGACACGGCGCGTGCGCTGGCGGCCGGGCAGCTCGACAAGGCGCAGGCCGACAAGATCAATTTCGAACTGAAGAAGCCGGCCGACGTTACGGGCGCGGCCGAGCAGCAGTTCCTGTTGCGGCGCACACCTGAAGGTCAACTGATCCAGGAGCTGAACCCGAACTATCAGGGACCAAAAGCGCCGACCACGCGCGGCGAGCTCGCACAGCGCGTGTCCATGTTGCAGACCCAGGCGCAGCAGATGCGCGACAGGATCGCGGCGGACAAGTCGATTCCGCCTGATCAGCAGGCGGCCCGTTTCAACCAGTGGTACGACCAGAACGTCGCGCCCCAGGCCGGCGCGCTCGAGCAGCAGCAGCAGGCGATCGCGCGCGACGAAGCGCAGAAGGCGATGACTGCGGCGGCGACCGCGATTTCGACCACGGCGCCGTACCGCGTTGGGCCGAACTTCGCGAGTTCGTTCGAGCAGGGGCTCAATCGGCTCGCCAATGTCCATGGCGGGGGGAGAACGCCGCTCGATTTCACGGGCTCGGTCGGCTGGAAGGGGCCGAGCATCGACCAGAGTGTCCAGCAGACGCTGGCGCCGGCACCGGGCATGGACTTCCAGAGCCTGCTCAATCGCGATCAGTGGGCACCCGGCGGTGGTCCGGCTGCCGGGGGAGGCGCACCCCCGGCACCGGCCGCCACCGGGCCAACACCTGAACAGCAAGCGGCGATCGCTGCGGCTGGGCGGCAAACGGCCGCCGCGACGAACCCAGCCAATGCTCCGTTCGGGGCAATCGGCGCCAACCCGATGCTGGCGGCGATGCAAGCCCGCAACCGGGCGCAGGCTTCACAACAGACCGCCGCAGCCACAGCACAGGCAGGTTTGCCTTTTGGGGCACTCAACCTGCCAAGTGCGGCACCGATGCCGCTCGCGACGGGCAGTGGACCGCTGCCGTATTCCACGAGTACGTGGCGGCCGCCGGTTCCACCAGCGCCAGCGCCAGCGCCGCCGGCGCCAACGACCGGTATGCCCGGGCAGCCGTATGGGCTGGTGGCCGACGCTGCGAACCCGTTCGCGAGCGTCATTCCGTACCTCAATGGCTACGACCCGACGCAACCCCAAACACAGTGGGATTGGCCGCACTTGACGCCTGGATAGGAGAAGAACGAACATGGCCACCGAACAACCAAACATTCCTTCGGAGGGTGCACAGGTACCCGATGGGGCGACACCGGAGCCCGTTTCCGATGAGTCGCAGGAAAAGTCTTCACCCGGCTGGTGGTCGCGATTGTTCAATCGTCGACCCGCGGCACAGGAGGCTTCGACTGAGGACGGGGAACCAGGCAAACCCGGTGGCACGTCGGCAGCCCTGCAGCTGACCCAGGAGGAACTAGATCGCAAAGTCCAGGCCGAAACGGATCGCCGTGAGGCGCAGCGTCTGGCACGCCAGAGAGTCGAGGAGCGCAAGAAACTCCGCGACACCGATCCGTGGGCGTACGCCGAGCAGGAGCGCAAGGAAGAAGAAGCCAGTCAGGGCAACTTCCAGCTCGAGCGGTTCGTCACCGACGTCGGTTCTGCGCATGATCGGGTGACGCTCGATCCGCTCTTCAACTCGCTGCCGAAGACCGAGCAGGAACGGATCCTCAAGATCGAGGGCGTCGGCAAAGGATTGGACGGTCGCAAGCTGGTTGTTCAGGAGAGCCTGAAGGCGCTCGAGAAGCACTGGAAAGCCGAAGGGGCCAAAGACGCCGAAAGTCGTCTGCGCCGTAATCCCGCTTTCCGCAAACAGGTGATGAGCGAGCTCCGCGGGCAAACACCAGAGCCCGAGCTGCTCCCGAGTGGGAGCGCCTCGGAAGCCGACAAGACCGTCTCGAGTCTCCTGCGCGAGTACTACAGGCTCGGGTAATCGATTGGGCTGACGAACCGCTGAGCTAATCGCGGGGTTGGCCCGTTCCGAAGAGGGCCACTTCCCTGCCGTACAACAGCATCAGCAACCGGGCTACCCCAGGTGGCGGCCCGCTTATCCCCGAGGACGTTCAGCGGGAGATCGTCCAGTCCATTGAAGAGAAAAGTGCTGCGCTCCGATTGATGCCGCATGTGCGCATGAAGCGCGCCCAGCAGCGCATTCCGGTCATGTCCCAGCTGCCGATTGCATACTGGGTCACTGGTGCATCGTTAGACGCCAGAGATATCGGCATGAAACAAACGACTACATTGCAGTGGGACAATGTGTATTTGAATGCGGAGGAGATAGCGGTAATTGTTCCCATTGCAAAGAACCTCTTGTCGGACATGGACTACGACTTCTGGACGCAGGTTCGCCCGAAGGTCACCGAGGCGTTCGGCGTTGCGCTCGATGAGGCCATCTTCTTCGGTGTGAACGCGCCGACGACCTTCCCGCCGTCGATCGTCTCAGGCGCCAACTCGGCCGGCAACCTGGTCTTGGCCGGCGCATCCACGGTCGATTACCTGGATGACATCAATAACGCCATGGCGACCGTTGAGAGTGACGGTTTCGACGTCACCGGTTTCTGGGCACGTCGACAGGTGAAGGCCAAGCTGCGTGGCCTGCGCGATACGACCAAGGGCTTGCTGTACTACCCCGACACGGCGCCCACGGCCGAAGCCAACATCGGCACGCTGTACGGCGAGCCGATCGTTTTCAGTAACGCTGGGCTGTCTGGTTTTGCGACTGGTGCGGCCAACTACTCGATGATTGGTGGCCAGTGGGACCAGAGCATGCTGGCGGTACGCGAGGATATCGACGTCGAGATGTTCGATACGGGTGTGATCACCGACAACGGGTCGCCGCCGGTCATCCAGTTCAACCTGCTCCAGCAGGACATGGTGGCGATGCGTGTGACGGCCAGGTTTGCCTGGGCCATTCCTAACCCGGTCAATCGCCAGCAGCCGACCAAGGCGTCCCGCTACCCGTTCTTCGTGGTCCAACAGAAGGCCGCCACAGGAGGCGAGGGCTGATGACCTGGGTACCTGATCCCAATCCACCACCGGAGCCTGAACCCCAGCCAGCGCCTCAACCGGAGCCTGAGCCTGAGCCAGCCCCGGCACCACCGTCAGCCTGAACCCGTGGCTAAGAAGAACTGGATCGCCGGTGCGATTCAGAAACCCGGCTCGTTGCGCAAGACGCTGGGCGCGAAAGAAGACAAGCCGATCCCGCGCGCGAAATTGGAGGCGGCTGCGAAGAAAAGTGGCAAGACCGGACAACGCGCGCGGCTTGCGCTCACCCTCAGGAAATTCAAATGAGCCCGCTCAAGAAGGGCTCGAGTAAGAAAACGGTGTCATCCAACATTCGTGAGCTGATCAAGAGTGGGCGGCCACAGAAGCAGGCAGTCGCGATTGCCTTGAGCTCCGCGCGTCGTTCCAAACGGAGGAAGTGATGGTCAAGATTCGCGCGCTGGTGCCGCTGACCCATCCCAAGACGGCCGAGGTGTTTGCGGCCGGCGCCGAGGTGGATGTGGCCGACGACGTGGCCGCCGACTGGAAGGCGGACGGCAAGATCTCCCTGATCGACGACGAGAAGAAGGCCGAAGAGGCGGCCAAGGAGGGCAACTACTCGGCGCGTATGACCCGTGAAGGAGCGGGCGGCGAAGCGGCCGAGGACAAGCCGAAGCGGAGCAAGTCCTGATGCCGCGCATACGCTTCCTGGCCACGTCGACTGATCCGCGCCCGGATCATCCGGCGACCTCGTACGGGCCCGGCCACGAGACGGACTACGTGCAAGCGGACTACGACTACATCAAGTCGCTGCTGCTCGAGGGCAAAGCCGAATTGCTCGACGGTCCACCCGAGACGTTGTTCGCGGCACCACCCCAGGAGGCGTAGGCGTGTCGAACATCGTCTTCCTGGCGCCCGCGGTCGACTCGGTCACGGCGACCACGGTCCATGGCGCTGGGCATGCCGCGAGCATCACCGACGAGGTGTACGTGCAGAGCCTGATTGCCTCCGGCAAGGCCGCCTACCAGGGCGCCGCTATCCGCAACGTTCGTTTGATCACCCGCGCCGCCACGACCGCGCAGCTGGGCTTCACGGTCGATCAGCCGTGTACGGCGATGGCGGCCAACTACGGCACTACCACCGCGTACGGCAGCACCCAGGCCGCCACGCCCGCATCAGGCACGGGCGACGTGGTGGTGAACCTGACCGGGCTCACGACAGCCACCCTCTACCACTATCGGATCACGGTCACGGTGGGCACGTTCGTCACGCTCACGGGCGATTACACCTTCACCACGGCATGATCACGCTGGCCCAGCTCGAGCAGGAGGTCGCGCGGCGGACGGGGCCGTTCTTCCAGGCGGCCCAGGATTCAGGCGCGCCAACCTCGAGCACGACGACCAGCGCGATCATGCCCAGCCTCAAGACCAACGCCTTGCTGGGCGGCCCGGAGAACCTGTGGCTGATTCGCCGCGGTGTGCGGCTCGACGGGACTGCTACACCGTCACCAGTCACCGTGGCGGACCGCGAGCGGCTGGTCCAGACCTTCGACTCTGGTGCCGGGCGTGTGATTGTCGATCGTAACTGGGGCACGCCCATGTACCCGAGCGAGCTGGCCGACTTCACCCATCTGCACCCCAGCCAGGAACTGCGCGTGGCGGTGCTGGCCGGGCTACGGCGGTGCTTCTTCGAGGACCGCGGGCCCGTGTCGGTCAACAGCGGCATGGGCATCGACCTGACCGCGACCTTGCCGTGGCTGACCGACACCAGCCAGGTGCTTCGCCTCCGCGCGGGCTACCAGGGCAGTGGGCCGGACCAGCCGTACGAGGCGATCACCCAGGCCGGGCACGTGTTGCTGGTCGGCTACGGCGTGCCCGCCGGCAGCTACCTGTCGGCCATGCGCCCGGCGTGGTCGTGGGTCAACGGCGCCGACTCGACGACCGGGCCAACTGCTGATTCTGACACGCTGGACATCGACCTCGACTATGCCGCGTCGGCCGGCCACATCGAGGCGTGGCATCTGTTCCCGTCGCGGCTGTTCGCCGCGGCGGCGGGCAATCTGCAGGCCTCGCAGGAGATGGCCGCGCGCGAGTTCACCAGACAAGCCATGATCTGGGCGCCGCGGCGGCCGGAGAGCGTCAGCTTCTCGTCCGTCGTGCGCGGTCCCATGGTGGGGATTGGGACATGACGGCACCACACCCGGACGTCGTCAACTGGAACGAGATCGTCGGCACGCCCGGTAATCCGGACTACACCACCGGGCCACCGGGGCCAACGGGTCCAGCCGGGCCGCAGGGCCCGATCGGCCCGCCCGGCACGAACGGTCAGGCGGGGATCCAGGGCAATCAGGGCGTCCCTGGCGCTGGTTGGAAGGTGCAGCAGATATCGCCCACCAACGGCGTGAACACGGGCGATCCGCTGGGCACTATCTGGTACAACTCGGTCACCGGCCAGTTCTGGACGCTGACCAGCACCACGCCGTACACGTGGCGTCTCGACGGCACCGTGGTCGGCGCTCAAGGCAACACCGGTCCCGCGGGGCCGCAGGGGCCGCAGGGCACTCCCGGTGCGACGGGCAACACTGGTCCGCAAGGGGATGCAGGACCACAGGGGCCGCAGGGCGTACAGGGGCCAGCTGGGCCACCGTCGCCGCCATCTGGACCGGCAAGCGGCGCACTGAGTGGGACCTATCCGGGACCCGGATTGGCAACAGGTGCGGCGGCGACCAACGTTGGCACGCTGGGCGGCGCACTGACCGGTACGCTGCCCAATCCCGGATTGGCGGCCAATTCGGTCGGCGCATCGCAAATTACCGACTTGTCCGTTGGTACGGCTGAACTAGCTGATGGTGCAGTAACTACCGCAAAGATCCTGGACGGCACGATCGCAACCGGCGACCTGGCGAATAGCGCGGTCACCAATGCCAAGCTCGGCACCGATACGGCACGTGCCAATTTGCTGACCAACGGTGGCTTCGAGATCTGGCAGCGCGGCAATGGGCCGTTTACGGCACAGGGTGCGTATACCGCTGACCGGTGGGAGTTGAACTACAACGGGGCAGCCCCGCCATCTACGATCACACGTCTGACCTCAAGTATCTACACTCCGGGCTCTAGCGCCCAGGTGGCATATACCTTTGGGGCAGGTACGTCGCTGGAGTTCCGTCAACGATTGATTTCGGGCAGTGCGGATTTCACCCAACTTGGTACCAGGACGCTCACATTTTCAGTCGGAGTCAAAAGCTCGGTGGTCGGAACTGTTCGAGCATTGGCTTATGACGGGACCGCCTACCAGTATTCCGGGTTCAACTCGACCACAACCGGCGAGCGTCTCTCGGTGACATTTACTACTGTGACCAATCCTGGCGTTGTGCTCGTCGGCATCTACATAAGTGTTGCGTCATGCACCGTTGAGATGAATGACGCCATGCTGGTGGTGGGCAGCGTGGCGGCCGACTACGCGCCGCTGCACCCGGCCGACGACCTGGCGCGCTGCCTCCGGTACTACGAGGTGTTCAACGCCGGTAGTACGCAGGGGATCTGTGTGGGGCAGGCCTACACCACGACAGCCGCGCAATGGATGTTGCCTTTAAAGGCGAGTAAGGCGGTCGTTCCGACTACGACGTTCTCCGCGCCAGGAACGTTTGGGGTAACCAATGTCGGGGGCGGAGTAGTAGTTGCCACGAGTATAGCGGCGTTCAATTCTTTTATTGATCGAGTGCACGGCAATACTGCGGTAGCGAGTGGGCTTGTGGCGGGAAGCGCAAGCGTATTGCTAGCCAACACAGGGCAAAACGCGACGATTGTAGTGGAGGCTAACCCGTAAATGAGCGTACGTCCGGTCACGTTTCAACCTAACGGCGACATCGACGTGGTCTTCGATGAACTCGGCCACAGCGGCACCATCCCGGCCGCCCAGGTCCAGTGGGCCACTCAGATGGATGGCTCACACAATCACAACTTCATCGTGCTCGTCTGTCCCGATGGCTGCGGTGCCACCTCGACACATCCGGTCGGGGGCGGTGCCGCAGCCCCTGACGTGCAGCAGATGTTCGTTCAGAAGACCAATCGCGACGGCTGCGCGTGCGGCAACGTCGCCGCCGGTAACGAGACGGTGGCTGACGCCCACATGCACCTTCAGTGTGACCGCATGGACGGTCCGGAGCGATGGCAGGTATGACCCAACCCCAACAGCAACCAGCAGCAGCACCCAAGCAGTTCCAGGTGATCTACCGCAACAGCGACCGGCTGATCGTCGGCCTGAGTCCCAAGGGTGGTGGGGTCGGCTCGCAGAACAAGCTGGCCGTCATCCACGACATGGCCGAGTACGCCAACCTGATGAAGTTCGACCCGGCCTACCTGGCCGCCGATGGTGACCACATCGTGGGTAGCCCACCGGCGTGAGCCTGCTCTCGTCACGCCGTCGCCCGTACCCTTTCCACGCCCGACTTGGATCGATCCTGGGCTCGCCCAACGAGCGCGTCGGATTGATGCTGGTGGCCAAGCAGACCGGGCTGCTGATTGGCCGCAAGCAGCAGATGCTCGACGGCGTGGTGCCCAGCGTCCAGGAGTACGGCTCGGCGCCGGTCTATCGCGAGCGGACGTGGACGGCCAAGCCCACGGGCGGCTACGGCGAGCGCGTCCAGAGCTCGTTCGGCGACCGCCGCTACTACTGGGGCATGGACGTCCAGGTCAGTGGTGGCTTGTTCGGCAAGGGACCATTGCTGCACCCGATCACCCCCACCACGCCAGCCACCGGTGGCGTCTACAAGTTCGTCGACGGGTTCAACACGGCGAGCAACACGCCCACCCAGTTCGTCCTGGCCGGCAACAAGGTCTATCGCCGGACCGACGACACGAACGCCGGTCAGACGGTCGATAAGGGCGACTTCGCCGCGGCCGTGCTGGACGGCGTGGTCTTCCAGGGCGGCTTCGCCGGCGCCGTCAAGAGCCTGTATGTGAGCACTGCGGGCGGCTTGCTGTGGGAGCGCACGCCAGCCGGGGTGTGGACCCAGGCCACGCTGCCGGCGGGCTTCGGCACGTACCGCCTCGAGGTCGTCGGCACCGAGCTGTGGGCGGCCGATAGCCCGAACTGCATTATCCGCAAGGTCACGTCCGACCCCAAGGTCGCGGCCAACTGGTCGGGCCCGATCTTCGTCGGTGACGCGAGCGTGCCGATCAGCAACATTCGTCAGACCGGCAACGTGCTGGTCATCTTCAAGCAGGACGGGACGCTCTACACGCTCAACAGCGACGGCACGGTCAACGACCTGTTTCCGGGCTTGACCGGCCCGATCAATCCCGACAACGGCGCTCGAGCCGCGGCCTGGCTGGGCGCGTTGTGGTTCCGCGCTGGGCCATCTTTCTACCGCCTCGACATGCCCGGCGCCCAGCTCACCCCGGTCGGGCCGGGCAAGTTGCTCGACAACGCCTCACCCGTTCGGGGTGAGGCCCGAGTCTTTTGTGGTTGGGGCGGCTACCTGGCCTACCTCGCCGTGTGGAACCCGATCGACAACACGTCGTACCTGCTGAGCTACGGCAACTGGGAGATGCGCCAGACCGAGGACGGCGGCAGCCAGGCCCAGTTCGACGACCAGTGGGACGGCGCGCTCGCGCACTGGACCGGCAAGAAGGCGACCGCGCTGGCCGTGTCCGGTGTGACCGGCAGCGACCGTCTGTACGTCGGCTTCGAGGACGGCGCGTGGACGTGGATCAAACTCGTCCAGAACCCACTCGCCACGGGCAGCGGCGCCGAGTTCAACCTGGGCCCGTCGGAGATCGTGTTTCCACTCCACCACGCCATGTTCCAGGCCGACCTCAAACACTGGCTCGGCTTCTCCCTGTTTGGCCCGATCCTGCGCGTGGGCGACGAGGCGACCCTGTACTTCCGCATCATGGCTTCGGCCGGTGGGCCGGCGACCGATCCGACCGGTGACTGGCTGCCATTGGGTGAGTTCACGGCGAACGGTCAGCGGATCCCTGCTCCGGCCAACCTCGCCGGCAACGCTTTGCAGCTGAAGGTTGCGCTCAGCAACAGCGACACCACGACTACCCCGGTGGTCGAGACGGTGGCCATCCACGAGCGCGTCATTCCGGCGTTTAAGAGAGATATCTCCGGCACGGTCGATGGGCGTGCGGTGATCAGCCGCCTCGACGGTGCGGCGTACCGGCCCAACCCCGATCAGGTCCACACGGTCATGATGAATGCCGCGGCCTTCCCCGGCAGTCTGGCCATCGAGCTCCCGGACGAGACGGTCAACGAGATCGCGCTGTTCGACTACAGCGAGCGCCTGGGCGAAATGCACGAGGGTGGTGGGCATAACTGGCAGATCGACTTCCAGGCCACCCAGTTCCGCATCCTGACCGTCTATGGAATTGTTGGACGGCTGAGGGGAACAAGAGTAGGAGATCTGCGCGGCTATACCGTCGGCAGTCTGAGGTACCTGTAAATGAGCACTTTGACGCCCGAGCTGAACCTGGTCCAGGTCCAGGACAACGACGACACGGCCGACTATCTCGTCCAGACCAATGGGCTGGCCGGCAGTCTGGCGATCATCGACGGGCTGTTCAACGCCTCAACCGGCCACGTCCACGGCGGCGCCCACCAGGGTGGGACGCTGACGGCCAACTCGTACGCCGACAACACGTTGCCTGGCGCCAAGCTGGTCGACGGTTCGGTCACGTCTGCCAAGCTCGCCGCGGGCATGCTCGAGTCGCTGTTCGCGGCTACGTGGGTCACGCAGGGCACCAACTACGTGGTGGCCGCGTCGGTCATGTTCGTGTTCTGTTCGGCGGCGATCACCGTCACGTTGCCGGCCGCGGCGAGCACCAACCGTCCGATCACCGTGGTCGGCGTGTCCGGCCAGAGCACGGTTGCGGCCGTGGCCGGCAGCGTCATCGGTGGCTCGATCAACACCAGCACCGGTGCGGTGATGAACGGCACGCTCAGCCAGGGTGACAGCCTGACCTTCAAGTCAGATGGCACGAATTGGCGCGTCGTATGACCTACCTGGCCTCGTCCGCTGGCGCCATCATCACCGATCGCAACACCTGGCGCACCAACGCCAACACGGCCTACGACAGCGGTGTGTGGGGATCGGGCACCCATTGGCAGAGTCGCTGGTCGACGACGAATACCGATCTGACCAACATGACCACCGATCGGAACTACTGGAAAACGACCGTTGCCCACGACGACCCGAACGTGTGGACGAACCGCTACAACGCGGGATATTCGCAGGCCACGACCGACAAGCAGCCGGCGCCGCTCACCCGGTTGACCGTCGGCCTGGGCAACCTGGGCCTGACCGGCACGTTCCAGCAAGTCGGTACGGTCACCCTGACGCGCACTGGCAACTGGCACATCTCGTGGGTCAACAGCCTGGGCGACGGTGGGAACATCGCGGACTGGGCCTACTGCGAGCTCCAGAACTTCTCGGCCGGCGGGACGGTGCTGTCAGCATCGATGGGGCGGATGCGGTTCTCGGGAGTCAACGTCACCATCGGCGGGCAGGCAACGGGCGTGTGGAACAGCGGCACGATCATCCGCCTGTACGCCCGCATCTCGGGCAGCGGTAACTGGAGCATCGACGGCAACGGGCAGCTGATCGCGTCCTTCATTCCCACGCCGTCGCAGCCAGCATAGGGGAGGCAGGGATGACCGAGTACGTGATTGGACCGGGGGTCGCGCAAGCCATCAGCGACAGCAACGACGAGGCGCGTTCGGACGAGCAGTACGTGATCCTCGAGCCCGGCGAGAAGATCTCGCAGACGTTCGCCAGAGACGCGGTCTACTACTGGATAGAAAAGGACAACGCCGTTCGACGGTGTCCCTTTTGAGGTCGACGACGACGACTGGCCGGACGGTACCTGGTGGATCCAGGGCATGGCCCAGCCGGCGCAGTACTACAGCTGGACGTGCAGCGTCTGCAGCCTGGACTGGGTGCTCAAATCGACCGGCATCGACCCGCGAGCGGACCTGACCGTGTACGAGTCGCGCTATGAGACGGGTCTGCAGGTTGGGTATCCCGAAAACGTCAACCCAACTTACGGGCTGATGGACGCCAGCGGGTCAGCGCTCCAGGCGGTGTTGCGCTCCTACGATCAGGAGTCGACGTCGGCCTATCTCGACTTCGATACGGTGTACGCAGCCGCCCAGCACACCACGGGCATGATGTCAGGGGCTGCTTGGTACCACTGGATAGCCCTCAGAGGGGTGTCGGGCGATGCTCTGTGGATCGCGAACTCAGCGCCCGGGTATAAGGGCATCTGGGACGTCCTGACGAGGGCTGACTTTGAACGTCTGGGGCCGTTCTCGTGTGTGTTGCTGGAGTGAGCCGGCGATGCACCTGGTGCCGCTCGTTATCTGGCACGGTGACCTGGCTGAGGCCTACCAGTTGGCAGCAGCGATCCATAACAACTGCGCCTGCGGCACGGGCCACTGTGGAGCTCATCAGGCAATGCTCGATCAGCGCTTCATCAATGGGATTCTGTTTGCACGATCCATCCGAGAGCGACTACTGAGGGAGGAACACAAATGCAGATCACCACGGTCGGAAACATGGCGATCACTATTGGATGGCTGATTGCGCTACTGGTCCTGATCCTGGCGATCCTGGGCCTGGTGGGCGTGGTGCCGACGAGTCCGCAGGTGTTGTTTGGGCTGATCGCGGCACTTGCGGTAGCCCGGTTGACCTGATCAGGCCATGGGGTACGGCGTAGGCGGGCTGATTATCACCGTACTGATCATCATCATCCTGCTCAAGATCCCGGGAATCGTCTGACCTAGCGTGCTGACGGAGCCGACCGGCTACCCCGAGCCAACGTCGGTATCGATCACGCGCTTGGTGTGCGTGACGGTGGTCATCCTGACCGTGCTGATCGGCGGCGGGCTGCTACTGTTGCTCCGTCCCGAGTACTCGTCGGTGGCCATCGCACTGATCGGTGTGGTGATCGGCGCGAGCTTCGGACTGGTGACGACCAGCAGGCCGCGGCGCGCTCACCAGGGGGGGTGAGGCCACTGCGGGCGACTTGAGTACGCCATCTTGTGTAACGGTCAGCCCCGTCATCCTTGCCTTTATTCCGCGTCCGGGGTGAGGGAGGCGGGGTGTTCGCTTGTCAGCGCGCAGGCACAATCAGCCGCTGATACTTGGGCGGCGATTCGTGCAACCACCAGCGTGCCGCGTCCCGGTCATCCGGATGCACGTCGCGTATCGCATATGAGTAGCCGACCAGGACCACTGCGCCAGTCGCCCAATCTTCTTTGACATCAACCTTCGCTGGCGCGTCCGAGAGCACGGCAGTAGGCTCTCGGCGATCAAGCGTGCGCGCCATCCACCTCGTTAGCACCGTGGACGTTCGCTCTGGCAATCCTGATCGCAATCGCTCGCGCCGAATGCGTAACACAGCACCGTACCTGCCAACGTTGTATTCGCGAGTCTGTAGGCTAAAGTCGTCAGTCACGGGACTTGTCAGGCATTTTATTTCTTGGGTCTGGCTAACCGATTTGACGCCGCTCGAAGCGCTGGCAACGACAGCGCACTTGATCGCACGCATCGTAGGGCCAGCGGTGATACCAGTAAGCGTGGCTGCACTCACAGCGCTCGTCGGGGCAGTATGCATCCCACGGTAGTTCACCTGGGTAAGGGGAGGGGTGGATCTGACTCCCACCCCCAACCCCTCCGAACACTGACGGGGTCGATGCCGTCAGGTCGGTCCGCATATATCAGGACCGATGCTCCCCCACTAACCCCGCGCAAGCAGGGCCAGTGAGGGGCACCGATTAGACATAGACATGGGCATACCACGCATCGGCGGTGAGGCTGCACGTCTCGCATGGGCCGTCGCCCGGCACCAGGTTGGGCCAGTGGTGTTTCTCAAGTGCTGCCTGTAGACGCTCGACCGTGGTTCGGAGTGCATCGCGCTCGCGTTCTACCTGATCGAGCCAGAGGATGTATTCCTCAGTTTTGGTAGACATATCACTCCTTATGGGCGAAGGATCGGGGCGGGTCCGGACCCGCCCACGTCCTTATTCACGGGTTGCCCAGCCAGGTGAGAGGGCGCCTTATGGGGGGATCCTACCTCCAGCCGCGCATCCACTTTGGTAGATCTAGCACTCCTTATGTCTGAATCGAGTCATAGGCCTCGAATGCAGCACCAACGCCGCCCGCAGTGCCTATGTCGCGTGTGCGTACAACCTCGATCAGCCGTTCGGCCGCAGCGAGCCGAGCCCGCAGCCGCTCGACCTCGGCCTCCAGTTCACGCGCTCGCTGCTCTGGCACGTACTTGTCTGACCCGAACAGCCCATTCGCGAGTTCTACCGTGACTGTGCCGGCCTTCAGCGAACGCAGCCGCTCGACCTCGGCTTCGAGGGCTTGGAAACGGTCCACCCACTCAGCCTCGGTTTCCCGAAATCGCCGCTCATCCCGCTCGACCTCGGCGCGCAGTCGTTCGTTCTCGCGGACGAGTGCCATGCCAGCCCATTCCTGACCGCGTATCACGTCATCTTTGGTGGTCATATCACTCCTAGGTCTGACTAAGCGCCGCCTCAAGTACGGCCCACGCCTCCCAGGCATCGCCGTCAACGTCAGCCACGCTATGCGGATGCTTGCGCGAGAGCAGATTCTTGGCAGTGGTTGCGGCATTCGTCAGGTCGTCGACCCTAGCCCGCAGTTCGTCGAAGCCTGCCGTCGAAGCTTGCCACGCCTTGTCGAGCAGATCGTCCCGCTCCTTCTTGAGCGCCTCGATCTCGGCGCGCAGTTCTTCGATCCGTTGCTGCTGCCGCACGCCCATCATGCGCTCTGTTTTCAATTGCACGTCTCTGCTAGTCATTAGGTCTGTCAAGAGCCGCTTCAGCTGCTTCGAGTTCGAGGGCCAGCGATCCGTCCGTGGGGTACCAGCCCTGGCTAGTCATGATGAATTCCGCCTGTCCCGCGACGTAATCCTTCAGCCGCTCTAGTGCCGCCCGCAGCCGGTCGATCTCGGCAAACAGCCCTCTGTCGATCAGAGCGTCCAGCCTGGTGTTCTCATCCCGCAGCCGCTCGACCTCGGCGCGCAGTTCGATCATGACGCCATCAGCAGCGGCAAGGTCGGCCTTCCATACTGCTTCGAGCCGCTCGACCTCGGCGCGCAGTTCACGGTTGACGGCTCCCAAACGCAACAACTCATCAGCGCCCACGACTGGTTTCGTTCGGTCGGGCTTGTCACTCATAACGGCACTTATGTCTGACTAA